GTATGCTAGATGATCTTGGACACGAGGACATTGTAACATTCGATCACTCAGAGCAACAACCTACCACAGGAGGGAGGCTAATCGTACAACGTAAACTTGACGATACCTCTCTCCTCATTATGCACAATGCTGCACACGATTTGATCTGGCTATGGGAGTCGGGTTTTACCTACGAGGGTGAAATCTTTGATACCATGCTAGGTGAGTATGTACTACAACGTGGACAGAAAGAGCCTCTATCTCTTGAGGCATGTGCCGAAAGGTACGACCTTGACACAAAGAAACAAGACAGCCTCAAGGAATGGCTCAAGGCAGGTAAGTCTGTACGTGACATGGATCACACTGAGTTATCTGACTACTTGTCTGCTGACCTACATGCTACACAACAACTGTACAATCGTTTGCAGAAACAGTACGAGGATTGCAACTCACTGGAAGGAACAATTCGATTGACCAATCAACTAGCAGTACACCTTACACGTATATACCAACGTGGGTTCTCAGTTGACTTGGAAGCTCTGGAAGAAGTACGTAAAGAGTTTGAACAGGAACGTGACACATTGACACGTGAACTAGAAGAACAGGTACGAGAACTGATGGGTGATCGTCCTATCAATCTCAACAGTCCAGAGCAATTGTCTTGGGTTATTTATAGCAAGAAGCCCAAGGATAAGAAAGTATGGCCTGATTTATTTGAGCCGTACATGGACGATGCAGATTATCGTTCAACAGTACACAACAACTCAGAGAAGTTGTATAAACAAAAGGCAAAGCAGTGTCGTGATTGTAATGGCACTGGACAAATTAGAAAGGTAAAGAAAGATGGAACACCATATGCAAGAACAAATAAATGTCCTACCTGCGATAGTTCAGGTTATATATTTATGGATATTCATTCGTCTGTTGGGGGGTTAAAGTTCAATGCCCCAACTTCAAAATGGATTTCAGCTAACGGTTTCGCCACAAGCAAGGACAGACTTGTATACCTTGAAGGTGTGGCTAGACAACGTAATATGCAGGACGCAGTTGACTTCTTACAACGAGTTCGCAGGTTGTCTGCCGTTGATACATATCTATCAAGCTTTGTGGAAGGTATCAACAACTATGTAAAACAGGACGGTAAGCTGCACGTCAGCTTGCTGCAACACAGAACAGCTACTGGCAGATTGTCGGGGGCTAACCCTAACATGCAGAACATGCCACGTGGCGGTACGTTCCCAGTCAAACGTGTATTCAAATCACGATGGGAAGGTGGGAAAATTATGGAAGCAGATTTTGCACAGTTAGAATTTCGTGTGGCTGCGTTTCTGTCTCAGGATAAGACTGCCATTGACGAAGTAACTACAGGCTTTGATGTACACAGCTACACTGCAAAAGTTATTTCTGATGCAGGTCAGAACATATCAAGGCAAGATGCCAAGTCTCACACATTTGCACCTTTGTATGGTGCTAGTGGGTTTGGCAGAACACCTGCTGAAGCTGCATACTACGAGCAGTTTACTAAAAAGTATTCTGGCATAGCTAAGTGGCACAAAGAATTGGCACGTGAAGCATTGGGTACAGGTAAGATACGAACACCATCAGGACGTGAGTTCTCATTTCCAGATGTGGTACGTAGATCAAATGGTAGTGTGACATATTTCACACAGATCAAAAACTTTCCTGTGCAGTCCTTTGCCACTGCTGACATTGTACCTATATCACTCATATACATTGACAAGATGTTAGGTATAAATCAAATGCAATCATGCATAGTCAATACAGTACACGATTCTATTGTGATTGACGTGCATCCTAACGAGAAGGAGAAAGTACTAAAAGTAATACATGCTGCCAATGACAAGCTTCTTGGAATAGTAAATCGTAAGTGGAAACTAGACTTCAACGTACCTTTATTATTAGAAGCAAAAATTGGTAACAATTGGCTTGACACGGTAGACGTGTCGTGATATAACTAAGATTCGTTTTAACAGAAAAGGAGAATTATATATGAACCAAGTATCAACAATTAACACATCAAACTTTAACGCAATGGCTGAAGCAATGGGTATGTCAGTAGACACCCAACAAAAGTCGCAAGCAAGTACACTTGCCCGACTACGTGTCAACCATTCACCTATCATGGGTGAGGAAACCATCAATGGTAAGAAGGTTAAAGTTGAGGTTGTGTCTGGTGGTACGTATAAGTTGGAGATACCAGATGGTCCAACATACTACGCCACTACAGCTACCATACGTCCATACCTACAACGTTTTATGTACAAACGTTTTGTAAAAGGTGGTGACACTACACCTAATCGTTACATCAAAACTTTGATGGCTAATGATTTGAATAGTGACATGAAGGACAATGATGGTGGCTTCAACTGTGGTAAACCTGCAGGGTACATTGAAGACTTCAAGGCATTGCCTGAGAAGACACAAGATTTGATTCGTCAGATCAAACGAGTACGTGTACTGTTTGGCACAGTAGAATTACACAATGTTGTAGATGACCAAGGTAAGTCTGTGGAACTATCACCACAAGCATTTATCTACGAGATTGAAAACCGTGACGCATTTAAAAATGCAGGTGTGGTATTCAACAAGCTAGGTAAAATGCGTAGGCTACCTGTTCAGCATAACATTCATGCTGCAACTGAAGAACAGTCAATGCCTAATGGTAATGTTTGGTATCTTCCTACGTTCACACTTGATCTAGGTGAAACACTAGAGGTGGGTGATGGTGAGCAAGAAACCTTTGCTAACTTCATGGCATGGATTGAAAACTACAACGAGTACATCAAGTCTGCGTGGAATGAAAATGCCTACAAGAATGACGATACAGATACAGAAACTGTAGAGGAGTTCGTAGACATTGACGCAGAGGACTTTGTGTAATGAACCATCCTGCTGAACTAAAGCTGCACCAGTTTATGACTGATGCTGCCAATGGCAAAACACACTTCTCTGATGAAGAAGCCTTTGACATTGGAGTAGATGTTGCAAACGCAGTGCTACGTCAGTTCGGTAGTGGTAAGTCACGAGATGAGTTTACACTTAGGATGTCCAACATTGGGCGTCCTACTTGTCAACTGTGGTTTCAAAAGAACCATCCCGATAAGGCATTACCAAAACCAACTACATTTGTAATGAACATGATGATAGGAGATATTGTTGAGGCTGTTTTTAAAGGGTTGCTTAAAGCTGCTAAAGTGGATTTTGAAGACACTGATAAAGTTAGCCTTCCAGTGGGAGATAGTAATGATACTCACGTTTCTGGCTCTTATGATCTTGTCATAGATGGTGCTGTTGATGACGTGAAGTCAGCATCGCCTTGGTCTTACACAAACAAGTTCAATTCCTTTGATACATTGGCAGAGGGTGATGGGTTTGGTTATGTAGGACAACTTGCAGGTTATGCCAAAGCATCTGGCAAACGTGTAGGTGGATGGTGGGTTGTGAACAAAGGCAACGGTGAGTTTAAATACGTACCTGCTGATGGTCTAGACCTTAATAAAGAACTTGATAAAATCAAGGATACAGTTGAAGCAGTGAACAACAATGAGTTTGAACGTTGCTTCAGCCCAGTACCTGAAATGTTTCGTGGTAAACCTACAGGCAATAAGGTACTAAATGACAATTGTCGTTTCTGTGATTTTAGATACGAGTGTTGGCCTACTATGAAAGAAGAGCCATCACGAATGTCTAAAGCAAAAGACCCTAAGATAGTGGCATACATAGAGGAGTAAAAGTATGATAGGTGATACAGAAATCCAAGAGTTGCAGGATAACATCAAAGAGATGGAACGAGAACTCTCAGAGAAGAAGAAAGCTTTACGTGAAGCTAAATATGCAGGGCTACGTACAGCAATGCAAGCACGTAAAGAAGCTGATGAAGCTATCCGTCAGGAGCTAAAGGAACTAGGTGTACAACCAACATCTTTTGGTGCACCTTTCCATTATCACTGGAAGTTCTAGTGGACGGTAAACGTTTCAAACATGCTTTGAAGCAGGGGTATAGGAGTGGTCTAGAGATAAAAGTCAAGGACTATTTGAGAGAACGGAAGGTACGTTTTAAGTACGAGTCTCTCAAGATAGAATGGGAAGACTTGATGTACCGCACCTATACTCCTGACTTTATATTGCATAACGGCTTAATCATAGAGACAAAAGGAAGGTTTACTACAGACGATAGGAGAAAGCATGTAGCTATAAAAAAACAACACCCTGACCTAGACATACGTTTTGTGTTCGAGAACAGTAGACGTAAGTTAAGTAAGGGTGCAAAGACTACGTATGCTTTATGGTGTGATAGAAATAATTTCTTGTATGCAGATAGGGTTATTCCAGAGGAATGGTTGAAGGAAAAAGGTAAAGACAGTCATCCAGAACTTGTAGAGTTTCCTTACGAAAAGATAAAAAGGAGATGACATGGAAGAAGAACAAACCTTTATTAACTTTGACCCTAACGATTTCATAATACGTATATCACCTGTTATGGAGGACGGTGAATGGAATGGAGACATTACTGTAGGTCAGGTTACAACGGATTTAAATAATTTATCTGATACTGAATATACACACCTTAGTATCTTGACAGACATGCTAGTATCTGCTATTCCTTTAATGGAATTAGATAATGAGTTTAGGCAGAAGCTTTACAAACTAGCAATGGAACAGTTCGGTGATGACAGTACTAAGCCAGTTATAACTGAACGAAAAGGTAACGTAGTAAAAGTAAATTTTAAATAGAAGGAGAACACGAATGGCAGAGACAATAAGTTTAACAGATGGTGAACGTACAATCACACTGGACGATCCTGTAAATAGTCCAAAGCATTACAACCAAGCAGGTATCGAATGTATCAATGCCATTCGTGCTGCTACTGACGAAGGGTTTGAGTATTATCTACAGGGTAACATTATGAAGTACCTATGGAGATACAAGTACAAGAATGGCTTGGAAGACCTACACAAGGCTCAGTGGTATTTGAATAAACTAATAGAGGTGGTTGATGATAGTTAAAGTATTTCTTACATTAGAGATTGACGAAGAAGAATATCACGTTCCTGTGGACGGTTTCATTGACCCAGAAATAGAGGACGCATTAAACGATTTCATTCACGATGTGGATGGTATCAAGATTAGAAACATGAAAATAATTACACAGGAGTAGACATGGACAACTATTTACCAACAGACTATCAGTCATTTATACATACCTCTCGTTATGCTAGATGGCTAGAGAAAGAACAGAGACGAGAGAGTTGGAGTGAAACAGTAGAACGTTATATGGATAATGTTGTACGTAAGATTGCAGGTGACGATAGTTATATAAATCAAATACGTGATGCCATACTTAGCTTAGATGTTATGCCTAGTATGAGAGCTATGATGACCGCAGGTGCAGCAGCAGACCGTGATAACATTTGTATGTACAACTGCTCATATCTTCACGTAGATCATCCCCACGCCTTTGATGAAGCAATGTTCATACTCTTGTGTGGAACTGGTGTTGGCTTCAGTGTCGAGAGACAGTTTATCTCTAAACTTCCAGAGATACCACAACTGTTCGACAGTGATACTACCATTGTGGTAAAGGACAGTAAGGAAGGGTGGGCTAAGTCTTATCGTCAACTACTTGCACTTCTATGGGCAGGGGAAATACCTAAATGGGATGTAACTAAAGTACGTCCTGCAGGTTCTCGACTAAAAACATTCGGTGGTAGAGCCAGTGGACCTGCGCCATTAGTTGATCTGTTTAACTTTACAGTACAGACATTTAAAAATGCACAAGGACGCAGACTTAGTTCACTAGAATGTCACGATATAATGTGTTTCATTGGACAGATAGTTGTTGTTGGTGGTGTTAGACGCAGTGCCATGATTAGTTTGTCTAACCTCAGTGATGATCGTATGAGACATGCTAAGTCAGGACAGTGGTGGAACGAAGCTGCACACAGGGCGTTAGCTAATAACAGTGTGTCGTATACAGAAAAGCCAGATTCAGAAA